TATATAAATATATAGGGGTTGAGGGTTTCGGGGTTTTGCAAGGACTGTATAACCATAACGCGCGTGTGTGTGCGTGCGAGGGGTTTCAGGGTTTCTGAGGGTTTTGAGTTATTCCGCATCAAAGTGTGCGACCTCCTCGGCAGCGTCGGCCAATATCTTAGCCGATTCTGCGACGTGCTTTGCCTCTGAGTTTACGCAGTGGAAGGTGTTATTAAACTGTCCTTTGCTTCCGGCCATGCTGATCATCGCCTGGAGTATAAATTCATTCTTTGTCATGTCGTTAATCGTTGCTTGGTGCAAATGGTAAATCATTCAGTATCGCGTCGCATTGTGACGTGTCGAGAGTGTAACGGCCATTAACAGGCAGTCGGAAAACGCCCGCACTGTTGGCCTCGTTGAAGTATTCCTTGGCTTTCGTCTCGCCCACGCGCATCCGTTTCTTCAGTTCCTTCACGATGTTTGTGAAGTAGTCGCTATTAGGCGGCGAGAGGAACTCGAGCAGACACTTGACGATCTGCTTCTTCAGAACCTCGCTGCATTCGGCTGGCTGTGGCGGTGGTACCGGTGTGTCGCATATCTCCTGCGGACGGCCCCAGCCTTCGACAGAGAGTATCTCAAAGTCCCAGTCATCGACATCCTTGCCACGGGCTTTCAGTTGCTCGACCGAGAAATAGATGGGCGGTCGGTTGGGTTTCTTGTCTTTCTCCTTGTCGGTCTTATGCTTACGGACGGCAAACACCTCGGTCACCTTGCGCTGGGCGATACTGCCGAGTGAGCCGACCATCTTCTCGGTGGTCGGGTTCTCATGCAACACGCACCAGGTGGACATATCGTAGTGTGTCGCCATGATCATCAGTTCGCGGATGATTGGTGTGCATTCCTTCTGCTCGTTGTAGTCCTCGACAATATCGAGCAGGCCGTCGATGAACATCACGTCTGGCTTGACCACATAAGCGAGCTTCAGGATCTGCTGCCAACGCTCGGAAGCTGTTACCGTATCTCTGAGCCTTGCCACCTTGAACCGTTCGCACGGCTCATCGTATGGAATGCCAGCCAACGAGCAGACGCGATTCTTAATGGCGATGGTGTCATCTTTACCCATCTCTGTGTCGATGTAGAGCACGACGGGCATCTCTGGCGGTTCGCCCTCATATTGCATATTACCGAACTTGCCACAGAGCAGTGCGGCCATCACTTGTGTCATGAATGCCGTTTTGCCGTGTCCGCTCTTACCTGTCACGATGTGGAGCTCACCACGGTTGGCGAATGGTGTGCCGTTGTGAGATAGCGTCCATCTTGGCGGGTGGTACGGTTCGGCAAAGTCCAGCAGTAAGCCAGAAACATCCACACCGAACCATCCGCGCTCCTTCAGGAAATCGGGCACTGGCTCTGGCTGCCCTGGAAGTGGTATTTTATTCTCTTCGTTCATTTCTCTTTTCTCTCAGATATTCAATGGTCTTGCATCGTAGAAAATAGTCGTATATAGGCCGCTCGAGGATGGGTATCTGCCGATACTCCTCGCGCAGCCGCATACGATTGCAATAGAGCGCAGGCGGCAGTGCTGCCTCGAAGCTATCCGTCGATGGGCGGCGATAGATCCTCAACGGCTCGAGGCCAGATGCCTTGCGCCTGCGCCTTTCACGTTGCATGGCATTGATGTGTTCCTTGTGCTCTTTGGCGTACTTCTTTTGGTAGGCGATGACGGCCTCTCGTCGATTCAAGTAGTACTTGCGGTTGTAGTAACTGCGCACTTCTTCGTCTTCAGCTCTCGTCATCGTCTACGTCCTCCACTGTAATATCTGCTGATGTCACTCCAAGGTCGTGGAGCGTCAGCAGCTTGGTTTTCTTATGGCTGCGTACTGTGAGCTCGAGGCGCGTGGAGACATCCTTGTTCGCGCGGAACTCGTGCGCCAGCCGGTCGATGGCTTTCACGAGGTTCACCAGCCGCGAGCGTTCCTGAATCAGTCGAATGGCCATCGCATTGCGCTTGCCCTCGGCAATCTTCACGCGGCTTTTCAGAAACTCGATTTCCGCGATGGCCTTCTCGTTCTCATGCCATTTGATGGCGGTCTCAAGGAAATCGTCAATATTCTCCATCGAAAGCTCATCGTTCTGTTCGAGGCCGATGTGTATCATAAAGCCTTTGAGCAGGTCGCGCTCATTGAAGTAGAGATAGCCGGCCTTCTTCATTCCCTCAAACTCCAGCGAGTAACCGTTGGGCAGCTTGCGAACCTCTATATCGCGGATGTGCTTGCGAGGTGGTTCTGGCTTTGGTAGTTCCTTTTTTCTTCCCATAGTTCCTTGAAATTAAGAGCGGTGACAGTCGGCCACCACTCTGAGAAAAACTCGTCAGAATGGCAGATCATCATTCTTGTCTCCTACTTGGTTAGATGACTGCGGTGCTGGTGCGGCTGCGGCCTTTTGAGCTACCTCCATGTTGGCGGCTCGCTGGGTCGTATTGATGTACTCCAGAATGCCCCAAGCCCCCAGTGTGTTGTACCAACGGCCCTGATATTCGTTTGCGTCAATATCGAACGATACCGTGACAGTCTTGCCAATGAGTAACTCAAAACGAGCAATACGGCCAACTTGCCCGTCTCGCACATCGAAAGAGATGTGGCGTGGATACTGACCTGGGATCTCAACCAAGAACTCTGCCACCTTCCACGGCTGGCCATTCTGCGAGCTGACACCGTTACGCTCCCTGACTTTCTTAACTAAAATGCCTGTTACTTCCATAATGCTTATATTTTAAAAACCACTAACCAGGTGGGCGACGATGCCACCGAGATATAATGTCAATAAGAACGCGGCACCAATGGCGGCACCGATGCCCAACTGACGAAGGATGTACCTGACCTCCTGATCGTCCATAATACTTTGTTTTGTCATAATGATATGTATTTTAAAAGATGATTTTTTATTGGAAAGCATACAGACCTTCACAGGGGTGTATGCGAGAGTGTTAAATCTGATAATGAAAATCAAATAGTTGCCGAACCTCACGGCGGGGCAGCATGGAAAAGTCGGATTTTGAAATAAAATATTTAGGTATGCGTTTTGTCGCCGTGGGTGGAATCGAACCACCGACCTTCGGCACTGATTTCCAGCAACCTCTTGTGATGCTCTACCAACTGAGCTACACGGCATTCCATATATATTTATCAGAAGTGAGGCTCATGCAGGTGCCAAACCCTGCCTAAGATACTTGGTTATTCGCTGATGACATATAGCGAACCTCGCTCCATCTGTACGTTCTGTTTAATATCCGCATTCCTGCGGCTCATTCGGCTTTCATTCTCTCCCACCTCTCCCTCGGCCTTACGCTACTACCTATCCTCTATGTCGTGTGACCTATCTCGTAGGTCGCTCAGGATTCGGAAATTACCTTGTCGCTTTCGGTTGTACTTACGGGTTAAATACCGTCTCTTCCACTCCGTCGGCTTGTCGGTCTCTTTCGCTGCCGTTTTGACCAGTGCAACGTACAGGCTTACGCCCTGGCTGCTTGCACCGCGTCGGTGATCTCAACAAATGATGCTGCCTACTTACCGGGATTGCACGCTGCACGTCCCTCGGCGTTTGTGGGGAAAGCCGGACTCGAACCGACAACCTAACGTTCACGACGTTGCTCTAACCAGTGAGGGACTACCCTCTTATAGCTACTTCCCCAAATATGTTAATCCTGATTGCTCTTTGTTTTAGAAAAACCAGCGAACCTCGCGGCGGGCTGGGTGTTAACAAATACTTAACCTTTAATCTAAATCTATGAAAAGATGCACAGCCGCCGCTGTAATGATTGAACATGAGATATTGTTATTCCGTTAACCTATTTTCAACTCCTTGATGCGCCCGTCGGCAACCATCGCCTGTATCTGGTGCAGCGGGTAGAGGTATGATGTCGAGTGTCTTGCACCTTGCTTGTCAGTCCACTCAATCGGAGTCCTCGGCAGCAAGTCGCCGTGATCTCTCAGCCATCGCTGCGTCATCACGCTGATGTATTGCGACATCTCGCGGTCAGTCAGCCATCGCTCCTGATAGACCTCCATCGCTTCCGCGACCGACCGCTTCACCGTCGCAACTATTTCTGCCTTCAGCTGCCTGTCCATACTATGCCAAACGTGTGATGGTTACACCGCAGCGACCTGTCTCGGGATCAGGGTCACCGATGACGGCACTAAACTCGCGCTGATCCTTGGTGCCCATCGTCGCCTTCTTCATCGAGTTGGCATAGCTCTGAGCACTTCTGGCCTTTCCCCATGATGGGAGTGTGAACACTCTCTGGTCGCCCACGTTCAGCTTGAAAAGCATTTCCTTTGTTACCTTCTCTGCTACCATAATTATCTAAATTATCTTAAAACTTTGCTTGCTTTCGGACAACGAGCACAATTTTATTGTATATTTGCAACCTATCGACTTTGCAAATGCCGTGTGCATTTATGCGAAAAGACGGTCTAACGTCTGACGGCTATTATTGTGCCCGTGCCCTACTCGCTTGCTTGCTTATCGGGTGCAAATATACAAAGTTATTTTAAAACACCACAAGATTGGTGCGGATTTATGCGGTTATTTATAACATTTTAACAGATTGATGCTGATTTATGCGGTTAAGAAATAACATTTTTGCGGCTGCATTTGATTACCTGAAAAGGGAAAAGGGTATCAAAACGCAGAAACGTCTTGCTGAATTGATGGGTGTCAGCGAAGACACCATCACACGCATACTAAAAGATAGATGTGAAGTCACTGAGGATATTATAACCAAATTACAAACGGCATCTGGATGTATCTTTAATCTCCAGTGGCTTCGAGGTGAAGACCCGCTACATATGCTCGTTGAAGATTTGAGTGATGGTATGGTCGCATCTATCGAACAACACGAAGAGAGTCGTACCATCGATCAGTCAAGCCTTATGAATGCTGCCCTGGCTGCAAAAGACGAAACCATTCGGGCAAAAGACGAAATAATTGCATCCCTTAGAGAAACAATTGAATCGCTTAAAAGAGAAAACGAAATGCTTCATCAGCAGCTCAACCGGCATCAAGCTGAAGAAATGATAAAAAGGCATCCATTCCCAACGGCAGTGGCTGATGAGCAAAAAACACGTATATGAGATTTATATTTTCCATAATACAGACCTTAATATCGTGGTGCGGCTGCAATGTTTTACCATTGTTTTACCCCGCACCAACTAATACCATACCGTTAACCTTCTACATATCGCACTTTTACCAACTTTTTAACGAGTCCCGACGGAATCACAAGATAAAACACGTCGGAACGCCCGAAAATAAAGGGCCTCCGCATATTTACAGGGGATGTAGAAGATCTTAAATTTATAAATGAAAATACAAAATGTTACGAAATGTACCGAATTATAACAAAATGTTTTACCGTTGTTTTACCTCAAAACAGTGCAGGGTAAAACATTTGTGGATTTTTGGACTGAAAAGATAAAAATATGATAACTACAAAGATAATATACGACAGAAAAAAACGGGCGAAGACCGAAGGCACTGGCACGATTGAGGTGCGGGTGACGGTCGCGCGTCGCGCATATTACATTAGTACGGGTGTGCGTGTGCGTGATAGAGAATGGAAGGCCGGGATGGTTGTCAATCGCCCAGATGCGCCCGTGCTGAATGAGCGGCTTGCCATCATTTACGAGATTGTGGATCGTGAGGCGAACCGCTGTATCAAGGCTGGCGAACCAATCAGCACTGAAATCCTGAAGTCTAAGGTGTGGCCAGTGAAAGAGGCTGCATCGAGTGAACCGAAGTTCATGGAATGGGTAGAAAAGCAAGTCGAGCAGTTGACGGTAGCCTATGGCACGCGGAAGCAATACCGCACGCTCGTCACTCGTCTGTATGAATTTGGCGAGATGCAACGGTGGCAGGACGTGACGGCTGAGAACATCTGCGCCTTCGATGCGTGGCTTCATCAGCGGCAAAAGAAAGATGGCTCGACGCTGATAGACTCGGCGGTGTTTAAATATCACCGAAGTCTGAAAGCTCTTCTTAATCGTGCCGTGACATTCTCAAAGATTGAGCGCAACCCTTATGAGCTGCTGCGCGGGAAGTTCAAGAGGGGTGACCGTGAAAACGTCGAGTATCTGACGGAGAATGAGATGCAAGCCATCGAGCAGTTGGAGATACCAGACGATGATTTGCTGCGCAAGTCGCGCGACCTCTTCGTTTTCCAGATGTACACAGGGCTTTCATATTCCGATGCAGAAGCCTTCGACATCAGCCAGTATCGCAAAGATGGCGACACCTATACGCACATCGGAGAGCGTATCAAAACGGGTGTGGCATACGTCTCGCAGTTGTTGTCACCAGCCATCCGCGTGCTGGAGAAATATGGTATGAAGACTCCGCAGATTGAGAACCATATCTATAACCGTGCGCTGAAGGCGATTGGCATGAGTGCTGGCATCAAGATACCGCTGCATTCTCACCTCGCCCGCCACACCTTCGCCACATGGATGCTGCGCAATGGGGCAAAGATCGAGAATGTCTCGCGGATGCTCGGCCACACCAATATTCGACAAACGCAGCGATACGCGAAAGTAATGGCCGAGAGCGTGCATGAGGACTTTGATCGGATTTCCGAAAAGATGAAAAAGGACAGAGGGCGGTGATGCGTGCCGCCCTCCCCTTTACTTTTGTTTTTCCCTGGCCTCATTTTCTGCCTCAATCTGCTTGCGGATACTTTCGATTTCGTCGTCGCTGACTTCTTCTTCATCCGACTTATAATCGTCGAAATAGAGATGTAGAAAATCTTGCGGCTGCACGTTGTTCTTGTTACCCATACAGAAGGCAGATGCCCAGGCCGTGATGCGTTGCAGTTGGTACTGAAGTACGCCTCGCCTGCGATAGCCTTGGATAGTGAGCAATATCTCCCACCAACGCATTTCGTACAGGTATTCCCGTCGAGGGATGCCGATCTCGCCTACGACCGTTTTGAACGTTTCGTAGGCGTTTGCACGTTTTTTACTTTTCCTCCTTTGTTGGGCTTCATTTCTTCGCTGATAGTGGAAGGCACGAAGAGCCACTCTGTTCTCATTTCGACGACATTCTTGGTCATCTGGATGATCTCTTCACGGGTGGCGTTGTAGAGGATGTCTTCAGTATCGATGGGGGGCTGCTCTCCTTCGCGCTCATAGGCTGATACGATGCAGGCGATTGCCAACTGGATGTAATTCATATCGGTGGCGCGTGGTGGTTCTTTTACATACACCTCGCCCTTTTCGTTTGTATCGAAAACTGGTGTGAATACGTCAACCGTCTCGCCAGATAGTGATTGGAATCCCGTCTCTGATGCTGCACAATAGAGCATCCTTACTTCTATTTGCTCAAGTTTGCCATCTGCATTCTTGTGCGTGATTTTGATTGTTTTTTCTGGGTTCATAGTTTCTAAAAAAAATAAACGCCCAGCCCGCCTTATGGTGAGCTGGGCGCGAAATTAAACTTCAAACTTATGGCATTAATCTGTTACCTTTACAGGTTTTGAGTTCATCTGCATCTGGATGGTGTAGGTCACGTTCTGACGATTCGGCGCATTGACCGAGATGTCATTTACGATGGCCTTGCAGGTGTACTTTGTGCCAGTGGCTGTGCGGTTCTTCTCGCCCTCGGTTGGAGAAAACTCCACATCTACCTCCTGACCAGCAAGTACTAAATCCAGAGCAGCCTCGCCGTTTACGGCTGAAGCGTCAGTGCCGACAGAATACAGCGCATCGCATGAGATGTCACCGGCCATGCCAACCACCTCCTGCTTCTGGAAGCCACCTACGTCATCCTTTGTGGAACTATCCTCAAGGTTATTTGACAGATGGTACGTGCATCCAGTCGAGAAGGCTATGCACTTAGCGGGCGAGCCGATTAAAATTCTAAGATTCTGGCCTTTCATTATATATCCGATTTTGTGTCACATTGATACGATAGAACCTGCCAATAGCACGGCTTTAGCGAGTCGTAATTGACCGCCTGTGCCGAGAACTGATAGTCGTGCGGAATCAAATCTGCATCTTCATCCGTCGGATCAGCATCGACAAAATACTGATGTACTTGTCGGCGCACAGCTTCTGCCAGCTGACCGAGCTCTGGGCGTGTCTTGGCGGCTATCTCGATGGAGATGGTTACGCTGTCGGAATCCCCCTCGTAGGGATCATCCTTCGTTTCCACATCATTCGTTAGGCCGTCAAAACTGACGATGATGTATGGCAGTGGCGCGTTGTCGAGATCTTCGTCCGGCAGGGCGATGGCGGTGTTGTACACATCACCAGCGGGCAGTTTTGCCATCAGTTCCTCGTCGGCGCGTAGTGCCTTGACAAATATGATGTCCGTGAGCAGGCTCATTCTTCTCTTTGTGACTGTTATTATCTGTACTTACTTATCCTCTCCTGGGAACCGACGGGCAGACAACCTGTTGCTCGTGCGTCGGAGCTGCCCGTCGGCAAGAAACCACTTCCCAGAAAATGAGAGAGCGAGAGATTTTACTCGGTGGTCGGCTCCTCTTCGACTACTTCGTAGAGAGCGAAGGCCTGAGTGGTGTTGTTGGCACCGTTGATGTACTTGCTCAGGTCGGTCATAGACCAAGCGGTGTTCAGCGTCACGGCGGTGAGGTTCTTCTTGGCGACAGCCTGAGAAGTTGCATCGATTGTCATGCGAACGTCACCGTGCTGCTGGAGTGCGAACCACTCGAAGTAACCGAATGCGATGTACTTCTTTGCGGTTGGTACGAGAGCACCCGTAGAGTCGATCTCGGTGTTCAGATAGTGAGTCACGATGTAAGGATAGCCAGCGCAACGGCCATTCTGTACGACGAAACCACCGGCAGCACCCTGGATGAGCGGGGTAGCCTTCAGCTCGGCCTCGGTCTCACGATCCATGATGATTACCACGTCACCCTCGAAGAAGCCCTTGTCAGAGAACTTGGCCACAGCCTTCAGGATGTTCTTGTAAGAGTCGGCACCAATCTCAATGTCGCCAGTCTTCGTCATACCAGCAAACGGGCCTCTGTTGCCCTGCCAATCAGCCTGAGAGTAAATCTTCTTGGCGAGATAGATGCGGAGAGCGAGAGTGAACTTAGCCTGCACGAATGCCATCAGGTCGAATGCGGCATTGTCAATGGCCATGTTAGATACTGGCACGGTCAGACCAACGCGGCGAACGGTCGGAGTGATGTTGGCGAAGTCGAGAGTCTGGTCGCTGAGTGCTACCACCTCACCTACTTCCTCCATCTCCACGTCGTTGATGCTCACAGGCCACACCTCGTTACCTGTCACACCAGTCACGATACGCAGAGAAGCGGGCAGGTCAAGACCTTCGTGCAGAGTGGGGATCATCTCGTGGATGGTCAGTGAGATAGCACCAGAGTTGTTGATATAACCGGCGGGGCTGCTTACACCTGAACCGTCGGCGGCTTTAAGCAGAAGTTCGCGGTCGGCCTTACCCTGGCGCACGTTCTTCAGATACTCGCGCAGCTGCTCGCCCTTGGAAACGACCTCGCGGTGCTTGGCCAGTTCCTCGTCGGTCATCTGCGAAGTGATTTCGCGCTGGTTCATCTCATACTCACGACTGAGGTTGTTCCATTCGCGCTGCTCGTCCTCTGTGAACTTTTCGCGCTTCTCGGACATAACCTTGTCGTTCATCTCGGACATACGGTCCTGAATTTCACGCTGACGAACCTGAAGTTCGTCCTTTGTCTTTTTTGTCATAATCGTAAATATTTATAAGTTAATACTAAAAATTTTTCATTCTCATGCGCATCAGCTGGAGTTCACGGGCGCGCTGTGCAGCCTCTTCGAGTGCCTTCTCCTCGGATGCACGCTTCTGCTGCTCTGCCAGTTCTGCCTCGCGCTTGCCTTCAGGTGTCTTCTTGTCCATCTCGCGGGCATTCACGCTGGTCTGACGATAGGCGGGATCCATGCCGATAGTGAGAGCGGACAAGAACTCGAAGCTCTTGTGACGGATGATCACCTCGTCCTTGCCGTCAGCACCTTTCGTGCGCTCGACTTCGTAGTCTTTATGATAGAATTCAAAGCTGCATCCAGAGTAATCGCCGCGACGAACCATCTCCAGACAGCGGTCGCCGATGTCGCATCTTGGTGCCTCGAACTCAAACGTAACACCCTGCTCGTCAACCGCCATGCGCAAAGAGCCAACGCCCTTGTTGCAGCGTGCGATGGTCAACTCCCTCTCGTGCAGCATATTCATCTTAACGTCCTGCGTGTTTAGGAACTCCATCGTGACAGCCTCCGGCAGAATCACTTCTCGGAATCTTTCACCCCAGTCATCGAGTACCTCGCTTTCAGCATTGAAAACGATGGCACGGCCGGTGATGGTGCGAGACTCGCCCTCCTGACCTTCAGCCGCTTCTCTAATGGCCAGCTGGCAGTCAATAGTTCTGATTTCTCTTTTCTTTGCATCCATATTCTTTTTTTAAAATTGGTTCTACTTATCGTTAGTTTTGCGGTATGAGGTTTACTCGTCGATTATTCCGTCTCCGTCTGCGTCTTTTCGCCCCCCCCAGTGGTGGTCACTTGTGGGTTCGTCTGGTCGTTGCCTGTTGTTGGGCGACCACCAGTGCTGCCTTCTTTGAGCTTTGGAGAGCCTACCACGCCGAGGTTCATCGAGACGTAGTGATCGTCGCCATCGGGGATGTTCGGCAGGTCGTACTGGCTGCGGATTTCGTTCACGCTCCAACCCGATTCGAGGTGCATCTTGTCGATCTCTGCTTGGCCCTTTGCGTCGAGACGTTTGAGTGCGAGTTCGCAGACGTGAATCCTGCGCTTGCCGAAATCACCAGGCAGAAGGAGCTTGGAGTTTAATTCGTCTTCGTGTTCGCGGATGCGGGGCTGAATGGTACGCAGCAGGAACTCCTGCGTAGCGTGCTCCGGCATTCGGTAGTTACCGCCACCATCGCCCACGATGGCGATGATCTTGGGCACACCCATCAATCGACAGAGTGCCTCGTCGCTGTAACCGCGCTGCTCCAAGAGCTGCAACTGTTGAGCGGTTTGAGAGATAACCTTCGCATCGGCCACGTTGTCGAGAATGGCGACATCGTTCGACATCCAATCCTGCGCAAACTCCTCTTTCATCTTGCGGAGTTCTGTCTGGTTGGCGCGGCCACGGGTGCCGAGTGTCGGCGACTGCTGCTCTTGGATCAAGACCTTGTGCTTACCGCCCTTGGCCATATCCTGGAGAGCCTGCTCGTCGCCAGTGGCGGCGATGGTGAGAGCCTTGAAAGCGTAGTCGATGGTCGGGATTCCGAGATACATATCTTCGGTCATGAAGACATTCTTGAAGTGCAGCACGTCACGGGCATCGCAATCCACCTTGATGCGCGGGCCACGGTCTGAGTTGTACACCAGATTATAGCGATTTGACAGTGGATCATACCCGCCACCCGTGCAGAGCCACAAGTTTACGGGATAGCCGTCGAGACCGCGCTCGATATACACGTAGGCATTGCCGTAGTATATCTTGCGGTACTCGATTTGCTCCTGCATCTGCGAGGCTGTCATCAGCGGATTCGGGCGAACCTGGAGCATATAGTTCAGGATGCCGTTCTTGCCGTAGCGGTCTTCGATGAAGTTGCCGCCCTCGCCATTCATGCGCTGGTACTGCGTCACCATCTGCCCCATCGTCTGCATAATGAGAGTCACGCATCGAGTCCACGTAGGAATCAGCAGCGACAAACGACCATACGGGCGCACCACATTCGCCTCCCAGTTGCCACCCTTCGGTGCTGCTGGTGCTTGTGGTGCCGTCGTCGTTGGTACTCCTGGCACTGCCTCACGCTTTCCAAATCTGAAAATATTACTACCGAATAATTCCATATCTATTTCCGTTTTCTTATCGTGCAAAACCGTGTTGTGGGTTTACTGCCAGAGACTCCGATTTCTTTCAAGCCACGCCTTCTGATTCTCGATGTCGTTACTCATCCACGAGCCACCGCGATAGTGCAGGTAATAGTCGTCGAGATTCGGATAGCAACGGCATACCAAGGCAGGCTTTGTCTTGCGGATGTCATCGAGCAGCGTGGCACCTGTATCCCACCAGTTGGCTGGGTTCTCGCGCCCTGGCTGAAGGTTCCAGCAACGCATCGGGTCGTAATATCGCGCGCCATTCTCCACCAGCTTTGCCACGTTCATGTAGCAAAGGAATGGGAGCAGGCGGTCATGCTCACGACGAGCCGGATTTTTGAAATACGCAACCTTGCCGCAGGCTGCATACTGTTCATCCCAAAGGAAGTCGATGCTCTTGCGGATCAGTACGTCAGACTCCAACAGAATAAAACCGTCTGGCAACAGTTCCCACAGCTTTTGCACTGATAGGATATGCTTCACTGAGCCATTGCCTGACCGCTCGCCCAGCTTGACCTCCAAGTCGGGAAACTTGGCGAGCTCTGCGTCGAAGTCGATAATCTGGCCCTTGGTATTGTTGACTACCTTTACGCCTTTTACGCGCTTCTTGAATGGTCGTTTGTCGCTGTTGTCAAAAATAAGGAACTGATAGTCCTCCTGGCAATGCTTCTGAACGCTCATGATGGCGGCCTCCGTCAACTCTGGCGTGTTGTAATGCACGATGGCGATTGTCTTCTTTTTCATATCTTTCTGGGTTTAGTCGTTAACTACTAACTGCATCAGGAATTGCAGCGTGTCTTCGCGTCGGTTAACATTCCACGTTTCGGGAATGATCTGATAAATTTTATCCAGGTACTTAACGCGACTGCGCTCGTTGAATACGTTCGTCCACCTCATGCGGACGATCTTGACGGCATAGACATCGAGACTACCGGCATTCATGGCCGATTTGCCGCGCTGATAATCGACATTGGCATGAAGACAGCCGACAGGCTCCCACTCAATGCCTACCGAGTCGAGTCCGTACTTTCCAGCCTTCGCCTCCTTGCGGTTGAGTGGCTGGATGATGTCGTGTAAGAATCCTGCACTGTAACCCATAGCCTATTCGTTTTGTCGGTTAATGATTTCGTCGCAGTCATCCTCTGCCTTGGCGATGGCCTCGCGGAACTTCTGGCAGATGTACGACGTAGGCTGCTGGATGAAGGCATAGCGGTTGTAGAGAGCTGCCATGTTCCTGCGCTGTGTGTCGTAGGCTTCGATGAGATCATCCGTCGGGTTAACAATCTCGCCGAAGTTAAAATCGAACTCCGTCTGCACGACGGTGAGTTTATCGATGAGTCCGTCGCGCTCTACTTCGAGCGGAGTACCACCCGTCAGGCACATATAATTCTTCAGCAGAAAATCGAAGCCGTAAAGCGTTGCATAGGTCTGCTGGGTAGTACCGGCATCTCGGTTGTTGTATAGCTGCTGCACCAGCAACAGCGATGCGTTGAAGATGGGGTCTGGGATGCGACCGTATGTGTCGATAAAATTCTCATAAGTGCGCCGCGTAAGGTCGAGGATGGTCTGTTCGGCAGTAATACCCATCTGTACCAATTCCGCGTCCTCGCAGTTGAAGTCGATGCGGCAGTGTGCGTGGATGGCATCAATCGTCAGCCACTTCATTCCCGTGTCTTGTTGTTCGTTCATATCGAATTTTGCTTTTTGTCGTTCTACTATCCCGACAAAAAGCCGTCGTAGGTTTACCATAAACGAAAAAGGGTGGCCGCTGCCACCCCCAAACCATTCTAAAACAAATTACTCATGAAGATAATTACGATTTATATCATTTCTGACTGAACATTTCTATCAGTGCACGCTTGCCGCCAGCGGCCATCAGTGAGATTGGCATCTTCAGGATGTTCACGATTACGGGGATGTACTCGACTGGGATGTCTGCCTTGCCTTTCGTGTAGATGGTGCGGGCAATCTCGTCGAGACCGATGTCGCCCGTGTTCATGTGGATCACGTTGCCAAGTGTCTGGGAGATGTCCACCTCCATCATCTCGTCGAATCTCACTTCCATCATGACTTTCGTGAAGTCGAAAAACTTTGTTTCTTGCTTTTGTTCCATAGTTTCTTTTTATTTAAATTATGATAATCTTACTCGAAGTATCTCGTCATCTCCCACGAAGACATCGCCCACGCCAACCTCGTCCCTGGATGGCCAAGCACTGGGCCAGCTGCCTGAAATCTCTATTTTGCCAGTAGGGCCGATGCCGAATCGGATGGCGTTGCCGCTGTCGATTCCGATAGACATACTATAAGGGTGCATCGTCATGGTGACAGGCTGAGTGATAAAAGGAGCCGTACCGTGCATCATAAAGTAGGGCGACAGTTCGGAGTTGAGTCGTGTGAAGCCAAGGTCTAACACGGTATTTGAACCTACGACACCTCGCAGGCCAGATTTTTTAAGACTGCCTGTAACCACCTCGTCAGAGTATATTTCCATCTCACCTCCAGACGTACCGACGACAACATTATCGGTGATGGTGCCACCTCGATACTGGCCGCTGATCCACAGGTCGCCATTGCTGTCGAGTCCCATGCGTTTGTTGGCTTCTGTTTGGCTTTGCCAGTACCAAGTCACGGCATCCGTGAAAACGAAGTTGATGTCGTCGGCATCGATGAGTGCGTTCGAGATGTACCCCTGCGCATTCTTTGTCACCATCAGCGAGATCTGTGCATTCTTCACGTAGTCTCCTTCTATGACGGTCACGCGCTGACTGATACCTCCCGTCGTTACTTCCAATTGTCCGATTTTGGTGGTATGCTGGCCGAGGGTGGTGTGGTCTGACTGCACGGTGGCACTGATGCCATTCAGGTCGGTGCGCAAGGTGCTGATCTGCGAGGTGTGATTCGTTACCGTACCGTCGAGTTCGTCAACGTCATCGGACAGGCTGCTCACCGTCTGGG